AGTTAGCTGTTCCCGCTGTAATCACTACGGATTGGTTCTCCATTAAATAAAAAGCAGTTGACTTATCAGTAACGATTAGTGACGCGCCTGCTGGCACAGAAATCTGATATGCCAGACGATAAGGTGTTCCACTACCCGCTGCGGCAGAGTTCACCGATACCGTGACGTTAGCGGCAGTTGAGCCGTTGACGTTAGATACCACGATGTTGTCTACCTTAAAGACCAAGCCACTAGACGCAGCATTTGACAAAATGGTCGTTGCGTTGGTGGTACTTAGGGCAAGATATGTGGTATTACCAGTAATGGTTGAGACGTTAACAATATTAGGATTTGCCATTTTTATCCTCCGAAGACAAGTGCCATGGCGATGGCTTTACCTGTTGTTGCATAAGTAGGGGTGAACCAAGTCGGTGCACTTGATCCATTCGATTGTAAAAGCTGACCTGACGTTCCTGCTGAAGTAAATGCATAAGCAGTTCCGGTTCCGTAAGGTAGTGCACCTGCTGTAGGCGTTGCGGTACCATTTGTTCCGCCGTTTGCAATTGCTAAAGTGCCTGCTACAGTTACTGCACCAGAAGTCGCTGTAGATGGGGTTAGTCCGGTTGTACCAAAACTAATTGTAGTGACAGGTGATGCTGAGCCACTTTGAGCTAATAATGTAACTACACCGGAATTGTTTTTGTAGTAGAGTTTACCGTCAGTGATGTTAATTGCTAGCTCACCGTCTACTAGATTAACAGCAAGAGGCACAGATGCAGCCGTAGTGCTGTAGTATAGACTAATGGGTGTATATCCAGTAGCTGCCATAATTAAATCCTTTTTACAAAATTATAAGCCATAAACATTAGAAAGTGCCTCCAGCAACACCATAAATTGTACCTGTTCCGCCATTAGCAATAGGAAGAATACCTGAAACTTGAGTTGTCAAACTCACCGATCCGCTTAAAGCAGAAGCCGGATAACCTGTACAATTTGTCAAAGTCCCAGAAGTCGGAGTCCCAAGAACTGGAGTAACTAATGTCGGAGAAGTTGCAAATACTAATGCGCCTGACCCTGTCTCATCGGTAACAGCAGCTGCTAAATTTGACGATGACGGAGTTGCTAAAAACGTAGCTATACCAGCCCCTAGCCCTGTAATAGAACCAACAGCCGGTGTAACTGTTGTATTTCCAGCTAGTGTTAACTGACCTTGAGCATTTACTGTAAATGTACCTACTTCAGTTGCAGAACCATATGAGCCTGCAGCTACAGCTGTATTACTAATACTGAACTGAGTGCCTGTTAATGTAAGACCGGTGCCTGCCGTATACAGAGTTGAATCACTGATCTGAGCAAATGTAATTGCTGTCGTACCAAATACAATTGTACCAACCGTATTACAGACATATGTCTCACCAGCACCTGTTATGCCGCTTGTAACAAAGAATGCGTCCCCATTGCCTAGACTAGTTGGGCTCTTTAGGCCGTAAGTATCAGCATCAGTTGCTCTAGTTAATACCCAAGGGGTTGAACCGTCACCTACAGTCGTGACTGTATAGACACCATTCTCAAACTGATTTGTTTGGTTATAAACAAGAATACGATCACCAGGGGCTGCCGTGGGTCCATCCGGAGCAAAAGCTGCAAGCGTGCCTGCATTGGTTAAAGTAGCGCCAACACCAACACCTGGGCCACCGGGCTGATTATAGGTCGCATTTAAGTTACCTGTAGTATTAGGCACTTCATACTTAACAGGAGTATGGTAAGTAATGCCAGAAGATACTAATCCATCAACATACTGTTTTGTTGCTAACTGAAAATCTGAAGTTGGGTTTTGAGTTACTGTTACAGAAGTAAGACCAGCAGGTGTTAATGATGTTCCGCCAAGTGCAATAGTAGTTGTTCCTAAAACAATCGTACTATTGGTTAACGAGCTATTAGCAATATTACTTAGTGTATTAGTTGAACCGTCAATAGAAACACCTGTAAGAGTGCCTCCTGTGACTGTTTTTCCAGTAAATGTTAAAGCTGATGGAAGACTTAAAGTAACGTTAGTTGTACCTGTTGCGGTAATTTCATTAGCTGTACCACTAACAGAAGCTACAGCACCTATTCCACTAGCGGTTATAGAAACATTTGAAGCAGCGGTTAATTGACCTTGAGCATTAACAGTAAATGTGCCGACTTCAGTGGATGAACCATAAGAACCAGCAGTTACAGTAGTGTTTGCTATGGAGATCGTACCTGTTGATGTTATTGGACCGCCTGTTAAGCCTGTACCTGTAGCTACCGAAGTTACACCTGAGCCTGAAGCAAATGAAGTCCATACACCATTCACATACCCTTCAAATAAGGCTGTATCTGTGTTGTAGCGAATCATTCCATTTGAAGAAATTGCTGGGCGACTAGCCGTGTCGCCTGCAGGTAATGATAATGATGCTGTACCAGGAATAACAGGGTTGTCAGCTATTGAGAAAACAGGATTACTACCGCCATTTGGGTTAGCAATATCAATTTGATTACTTGTCCCTGTTAGTGTAACGTTCTGGAAATATGAACCGCTAACGAGACTTACAATACCATTACCAGATAATGTAGCAGCAGATAAAGCTAATCCGGTTAAAGATATTGTTGGATCACCACTAATACCGGAACCGTTTGAAACACTTAATCCGGTTGTACCAGATGCAATTGTTCGGTTAGTAACAGTATTAACACCTGTCTTAGCAATTAAGCCTGTAGAAGCATTTTCTAGACTGGCAGATGTACCATTTAGAAAAAAGCTATATAACCCTTGAGCACCGCCATCTGAAGTGCCAATACCTAGACCGCCGCCAATATAACGGCTATTCGGTAAAGATGCTTGAGCACCTACAGTAAGAAATGTTTGTGTCTGAACAGGGCTATTAACAATCGCATTAACTGTAGTCTGTACAGTTTGTCCGTTTTGAACAACAGGTACAAGTTCAGTACCTGTAATTGCACTAGGCGCTGCAGGTAGTTGTGAAATTCGTATATTTGCCATATTAGGGGCTCAAATTATCCAAGTTTCCATCAAGGTCATCTTGCGATGTTTCTGGTGCAATTCCTGCTTCACCTGCTGTAGTCTGTGTAACAGTCTGACTTGGATCTTGTACAATATTTGGATCCGTTGTAATTGCATCTTGATTTTCAGCAACATCAGCATCAGGCCTCGGAAAACGTATTGATATTTTTTCTGGCTGTCTTGCCGGCAACCGATAAGGATCTCGTTCATCATTGCAACCAAAGTTGCAAACTCGTAAACCAGGTAAATTTCGATCTGTTCCTATTTCATCATAGGCACGTTTCATTTTACACCGATCGCAGATCGCGATCGATAAAACTGTATTTCCTCTGGTGTCTAACCATTTACTCATTTTGTATATGGAGAAATATTAGGCGCAAAGTAGATCGGTGACTTGTCACGTTCTTCTTGCTCTGCTTGATTCCAATACTTTTCCCCTTGCTGCTCGCAATACAGAATACGATCGTTTGCAACATTAGGAAGTTCCATAGCCATCTGATGAGCCAGCATGTTCTGAATGGCTAGATACCATCTCTGAGGTATCTCAATCTCGCCGCTTAGCGAACCAACGTCTTGAATTTGTCGATGGCACCACGCCACAATTTGCGGCTGAATTGTATTAGGGACTGGCCATAAGTACATAGCCGGCTGCGGAATGTTTCGATCAAACCAGTACTGAAGCGGCCGATTGTTTGTAAAGTTTTTGTTAGGTAAGTTTGTATAGTCATCTCGATTTAACCTCGCAAGAGGTATCTCTATAGGGGCTGTACCAAAAACAACCTGATAGACTCCCATATTGACACCGGCAGTTTGTAATATTCTCCAATATGGAGCAGTTGCAGATGGGTCTAAATCATAATAAATCCATGTTCCGGATTCCCAAGTAGTAGCCCCTGGGCTATAAACTGTAGTCCAAGTTGACCCGTCTTGTGAATACTGAAGCTGTACAGTTACAGAACCACTAACTGCTGGCAAAATACCAATGGTCGCCATGTACACAGGGTTGCCAGAACCATTATTAATGCCAATATATCCAGAATTATTAGTTAACTGACAGATGCTACTGCCGACCCCGTCAAAGGCATTCGATACAGTCCCTGAAGAGCTATAAGCCCCTGTAGTGACAGCAGTAACAGTTCTATAGTTAGAGTTAAGAACATCAACAGTACCAACTGGCAGATAGTAAATATACTGATCAGGCTTCATGCCGATCACATTCTTCACAATACACCAGTACTGAATGCCTCGATTGGCCAGATTTGATAGCAGATAATACAGACTGGTCTTAGCTGCTTGTACTTGCTCGACTGTCAGCTCTTCTGCAAGCTTACCGGCTCTTCTTGCCCCATGATCAATTAGAGTTTGTACTGATACAACGGTTTGACCGACAGTTCCTGAAGTTGACATAGTTTACCAGCCTGAACAGTTCCATTTTTTTAATGATGCTTTAGCTCTTGGAGCATCACCTTTTGCATTTTTCACTACGCCTGACATTCTAGCGCAAAAAGACTTCTTTCTACCTTCATCAGCCTTAGTTTTAGGGTTAGGTGCAGGCGCCTTTAGATTGCTACCTGTCATTCGATTAACTTTGTCTCGACCCTTCTTTGTTAGCCCAGCCCCTTGATCTGTAGGATATTTT